CTTTAGGTTGAGAGAAATAATCTCCTCCCCTATTGATACCGTCGGCAAATTCAAAGCAAGAATCACATCTGAAACCACGTATCTCACTCATGCTAGTGACTCCCAGTTCAAGAAGTTGATGAACGTGTCCAACGTCATCGTAACCCTACCGTCACCAGTGGGCTTCTGTCTAGTCTTCGTGACCACTACACCGTAAGCGAGAGTGTTGTACTTCTCGTCATAGTGTCCAGCTTCCACTTCGGCTTCACGAAGATACTGTGCCATGTCGTGAGTCTTAGTGTTCTTCGCCTCGATCACGATGACATGGTTGTTCAGCATCTCAATAGCAACATCGCCAATGTCCTTGGCCCCTGCACGGGGTAGCCGGCGTGCCTTGATACCACACTCATTGATGTAGTTCTCTAGGTCTGCTTCCCAGCGGGAACCCTTGGCCTTGTTGGCGCTAGACATTAGATCCAACTTTCCACTTCTTTAGGCAGATGCGACAGCAGCGGTGACCGCGACTATTGAGGTACGTGTTATCTAACGAGTATTCGTGTCCATGTCGGCAATGGGTCTTTAGCGATGAGGGAAAAACTCGGCGCCCTTTTTCGTCCATGTCTTTCATGTTGTCCGTTGGGGTACCCAAGAATAAATGCGAAGGATTAACACATTTGCGATTATCGCAAGAGTGACAGACGTACATTCCTTGAGGTATCTCACCATTGGCCCATTCGTAGGATAGTCGGTGAGCCCTTGCGACCTTGCTCTTTCCCACTCCGATGTACCCATACCCACCACCAGATTTTGCTGCGGTCCACTCCCAGCACTCACCTGTTGTGTCAACCTTGGACCAAAAGCGTTCCTCTAGTGTAGCGCTCATCCCTCAAAGTCCTTCACCATCATTACAGCAGGCGAGTAGTCCATCCAGATAGCCGTCTTGCCAGTACCATCAGCGGGACCGTAACGGTTCTTCACTGCCGCCGCCGCTAAGCCACCTGGCTGTGACGCTAGAGTCATGATGAGCGACGGGATCTGTGCAATCTTGCCATGCAACGCTGCCCTAGGTGGGCACGGGTAGCCGTCGTAGGATTCTGACGTGTGGTGGAGGATCAGGAAAGCTGCGTTTAGTTCCCGACTCCACCACTTCACCTCTCGCATAAGCGACCGGAGTGAGGAGAACTCGTCACCTGAATCGTGCGTCACATCGACAGCGTTGTCCACTACCACGAGTTGCGGGTCGGAACCTGTCGTCATGCGGTACACGTTGATCTCATCTTCAAGATCACTCAGGGTAGGAGAAGCATCAAACATCCACTTGATATGTCCGACGTTTTCCCGAAGGGTGCGTGCAGCCCAGTCAGGTTCGTTAAGCATACGCTCTTCGACTTCCTGCTGACGTACACCCGTAACCATAGATAGTGAACGAATAGCCATAGTGGATTCGTGGCTGTCCATAGATGCGTACAGGGTAGGTACTTGTGCCTTCACAGCTAGTGCTAGGGCCACTGTAGATTTGCCGGCACCGGGTGGGCCAGCGATCATGCTGACTTCACCTCGGCGGATAGAGATGTGGTTGTCTGACCATGACTTGAATGGCATTGGGAGTGCCGATCCTCCACGGTCAATGGAGCGCACAGCCCTATCTAGGGTTCTCACTTAGTCGGACCACGCATCGTCAGAGCTGTAGCCGATGTAGGTGTTGATGCTAATGAGATCCAAACCGAGCGAATCAAGATAGTTGCGGATCAAGTTGATGTCTGGTGCCGTGTCACTCTTAGTTCGTGTCGTGATAGTTACGTTCATAGATGCTCCTTTAGGAAGGTTTGAGGCGGGGCTACTGCTTCCCATTCAATAACCCCGCCCCAAGACTATGCGGGGAAGTTGTTCCAGTCGGCAGTTCCGCGATTCACGAAGATCGCCTTGCACTGACCGGGTGTTCCCTTAGCGGTGGGGCAGAACCATCCACGCCACGGACCCTTAGCCCCGACACCCGTGCGTGGGGTCATCGGGCCGTGGTCGCACATTTGGGTTGCTGCTGCACCGAATGCTGCGGGTGCTGCGGCGGGTGCGTCCCATGCTGCGGGTGCTGTCGCGAACGATGCGGGTGCTGCAACAGGTACGGCAGTTTCTCCACCCTGAAGTAGAGGCGCTGTGTTAGAAGCAGCACGGACCAGGTTAACGAACTCAACATCGGCCTGAATCCCTTCGAGTGCCTTGTCGCGCTCAGCAGTGAACTCCTCGTAGGTGTCACCCTGAATGGTGCGGAGCTCACCGAGAATCTTTACTGTGAGCTTGTGCTTCGGCTCATTCATTACTTTCCTCCAAGTCGCTATCAAAGTTAGGCTTGTGTGTAGTGCTACCGAAAGCATAGCACTCTTTCTTCAAACCACAAGAGTTACACATCATCGTAATGTTGGGAACAAACAGGCCCAACTTGATTGCCTTGTGTACGTCACGAATCCAACGGGACACCATGTCCCTCGGCATGAAGTCAAGGTCATGCACGGTGTCCAGTTTGCCGTCGCGTGCCATCCAGTACGACCCGTACTTCACGTCAATACCGAACTGCTGCTTGATAGCGAGGGCGTAGGTTGCGAGCTGGAGACTGGACGACGGTGCCTTGCCGGTCTTCAAGTCCACGATCATCAGGTTGCCCTGCGTGTCTTGGAATACTCGGTCAATGTAGCACTTGAGCACGATGCCACCTGGGATGGTGACGTTGATGGCGAGTTCGATGGCGGGTACCCCGTCTGGTGTGACCCAGATGTCCATTGCTGGGTTCTTGAGTCGCCACTGGTAGTACGACTGGACCATCTTCGGTCCCTCCATCCGCCACCACGTGCCGTCTTCCTTGTTGGGCATGGCCTTAGTGGCTCGTCCACCTGCACGCCATTCCTTGCCTTTGCCGGCAACGATGGACTCTGCCATGGACTCTTCGAACGCTTGTAGTCCTGCTGCTACTGCACTCATCAGAACGGCACCACCTTTTCTGCGAGTAGTGCATGGTCGATTGCGTCGGCTGCCGCGTGGACTGCCGTGCCTCCTGCGAAGTACCAGGCCGGATCTTCCTCTAGCTGGAGGATGCGGGACAGACGGTACTTCTCAGAACACGAGAGGTATGTCGTGAATTGTGAGAAGGAAATGTATTCTGGCTGGCTCATGGCAAGACCGTACCGTTTACGACACGCTTGTGTCAAGCATCTTGCGTGATCAGGATTCTGGTGTAGTCTGGTGGGGCGGGAAACCGTGGGGCGGGAACTCCATTTGACGGATGACGGAAATATCCAGGAGTTCCCCTATCCTACCTTGATCTTGAATCTTGGGGGGTAGGGGGGCGTTTCTCTTTTTCGGGAATCTGGAAATGCCGAGCTTTAGCGAGGCTATCCGTCCCATATCCCGAAGGGATTACAGCCCCGTAGAGACGACGAAAAATCCCCCCACCTGGAGATACCAGATAGGGGGACTTCGTACCCGTACGGCCCTTGTAGAGCCTTCTAGGGGGTCTTACTTGCCGAGGTGTACTCGGATGTATCTAAACTCATTCACTTCGTACGTACTCCATTAGAATTAATTCCTAGTTTATAGCAGGCTGCCTTGATATCGGTAGCCGACACACCAGGCTTGATCTCCCAGTGCATGTAATCGTTTGCACGCCAATCGCCACCCCACTGAACCCACTTACCATAACGCTTCTTCATGGCCTGGATAGCGAGACGATGCTTAGTCTGGGCAAAGAACTTCTTACCCCAAGCGGAGCCTTGAGCTCCCTCCTCGGACCAGTTCAAGTCAATGGCAGTACCCGAGGCATGATTGGACTTACGACCAGGAGCACCATTAGCGTCCCGATCATTGTAGCCACCCTCATCCCACGTACCCTGGTCAATAGGCTTGACCGTCTTGTGGTAGTCAGCGGCTACAGCCAGCAGCAAAGGCGCAGCATCCACAGCTAGGGTAAGACGACGATCCGCACCCGGCACCTTCTTCGTAACCAGACGCTTCGGGGGAACTGCCCACCCATTCAAGCTTGTAGCCATCACTCACCTGCCACATCAGTACGTCCATACGAATTGAACATCGGATTCAACCAGTTGATAATCGGCGGGATAGCCGACGCGAGACCACCAATAACCCACGTCTGCCAGCGGCCAAGGTCGATAGTTCCCGAGGACACCCAGTCAGCGACAGAAGCCGCAATCACAAACGCTAGAAACGTCTTCGCAGCACTCCCAAGCGGGGTCGTTGCTAACCAGTTCCACATTACTTCTCCCTATCCATATGCCAATCAATATGACCATCTAGTTTATCGTTCAACTTATCTACGGTACGCTCAATGCGATCAATAGCGTCACGCATAGACATACCCGAGTTCGGCTTAGTCTCGTGCTGAATAGCCTGCACGGCCTTGATCAGCCACGTGAGAGCAGCAACCACAATCGCTGCAATCGACAGGATCGTAAGAATCTCCGCAGGGGAGTTAACCCAGTCAACCATCACACGAGCCTAAGCAGCACGGTAGCGATACCACCATTACCAGACACACGGTTCGTAGGTGGATTCACGCGACGGTACTCAACCCTCTCCACGTAGGCCGTAGCAGCCTCACCAGTCGTGTAGTCACGCCACTGCACCACAGCAACAGACTCTTCCAAATCCTCCAACAGGCCCAGCTTGGCCCAAGCGTTACCGTCAGAGCCATACTTGTAGCCCTTACGGTCAGTCTCGTAGTCGAAGCACAGCAGCGGTACGGACAGCAGGCGGGTACGCTCTGGTGCGGGAACGGCACGCA